TATCTCAAAGCCATATATTTTTTGATATTTTTTAGTTTTTGCATAGATTTCATTGTTATATTGTTTTATAAAATTGTCATTATTACTCATATTTATATCCTTTCTTTGTGTTAATATGTACGTATGAACAACTACAAAAACTATTTATCGGTTAATGTAATTTCTTTTATCGGGTACATATTTTTTATGTATCTGCTTATTGCAATTTTTATAATTTATCCTCATGTTCATAGTTTTGATATCACTGAAAATAACGGTCAGCCTTATGCTTTATACGGTTTTTTAGTTCAAGCAAGTTTTATTATTTTCTTAAGTTGCTGTTTAGTTTTAAGTTTATTTTTTTTGATATTTTTAGAATTTTTATTTTATAAACTAAAAAAAAATAAATCATTTTTAATATATATTCCAAATAAATATCAACGTATTCACAACACAATATTAATTATTGGTTTTATATTTGGTTGTATCCCTGTTATACTTGAAACTTATTTTATTTTGGCATAATAAATCTTACTCATATTTATATACTTTCTTTGTGTTATATTGTACTTATGAAACTTGAAGAATTTTTATCTTTAAAGATATTTTCGTTATTAGGTAATTATTATTTTATTATTTATAATTGAACTTATCTTAAATATAACAAGACAAAAATCTTTCCAATTTAAAAATAATTTCTATATAAATCAATTAATTTTTTACATTGGTTTTATTTTTAACTGTACATTTAGTGTTATGTTCTTATATTTTGTTTTTACAATTTAAGATTTATTTTCTTCTGTAATAACCTTTTACGGGTGTTCCGTCTTGACGAGTATAATCATCAACCCATATCATTGAACCCTTGGCAACTTCCGCCTGTGCTTGGTGTTCGTACGGAATACCAATTTTTTTAACTGCTTGTCTATATATTTTTCAAATTTTTGAAAATCCTCTGTTGACAATTTGCCGATTTCTTCAGCTGTAAAAACTCTTTTGTTGTCAATGTCCTTGTAGTCAATATCAAAGGCAATACTTGCTTTTAACATATTATTTTTAATATTTGATTTATATTCTACAGATTTATTTAAATCACCAATATTTTCAAGCATATGATTTATCCTGTGAGGTATATATTTTTTAGTTGTTAAAATAGCATAAAATTGATTTTGTGTATCAGGTATATCGTTATCTACAATATATGTTTTTCCGTATTGATAATCCAAATTTTTCATGAAAATTAAATCTGATTTATTTCCATAATTTATGACATTAACTGGTTCTTTATCTGTTGCCAAAATTTTTCTTGTACCGTAAGCAGAAAATGTAACTGCACTACAGTTTGTTTCAAAACTCATAATTTGTGCTAAATACCACCAAGTGAATGTCCCGAAAATATTATATTTTTGTTTGGAAAAATATTTTTTAAATCTTCATAAAAATTTATAGCATCAATAATTTGATTAGGTATTTTATTACTAATCATTTGCAAATCGGCTTCAATATCATTGATGTTATATTTATCTGTTCCTCGAAAAACAATAACAATTTGATTATTTATTAAAAATGCACTTGAATAAAAACCGGTTTTCTTATTTTCTTTGTATGATATTTCAATACAATCACTTGGAAGTTCATATTTGTTATTTTTGTAAACGTATCCGGATAATTGTTTTAATTTTTCATGAAATTTATAATCATTCATTTATTTCTCCTTTATTTTTGCTATGATTAAAGTATGTTTCAAGGCTTAAAAAAATATATATCTTTTCATTTATTAACTTCTTACAGTTGGATTGCATTATTATTGTCTTTTATTTTTGAAAAATTTTTAAAGCATCAACAAAAGATTGATGATAGTTCAGGTGCAATAGTAACAATCATTATATTTCTATTCTTTATTTTTATATTTTTATGTTTTATATCTATTTTTATAATAATTTTTGTTGCTGAAAATTTAATAAATTACAAAATAAAAAGCAAAATTTTATTAGAAAACAAAATGTATGATATGTATCTATGCATAAGTTTATTGTTATATATACCTGTTATCGCATACTTGATTCTTTTATTTTACAAGTATATATTGTAAATTACTTTCTTCTATAATAACCTTTGACGAGAGTCCCGTCATGACGTTTGTAATCATCAACCCATATCATTGAACCCTTGGCAACTTCCGCCTGTGCTTGGTGTTCGTACGGAATACCAAATTTTTTTAACTGCTTATCTATATATTTTTCAAACTTTTGAAAATCGTCTGTGGATAATTTGCCGGTTTCTTCTGCGGTAAAAATTTTTCCCTACGGAATATAAGTTTCACCTTCTATGTTTGCTGCAAAACCTGTATATTTGCGTTTATCTGACGTATGCGTGATAAGTTTCCCTGCCCTCATTCGTTCCATAACCTTTTTGGCTATAAGGTCGTCAATTTCTTCATTGCTATAATTTTTATTTTTTATTTCTTCACCGATTTCTCTACCAACTGCATTATTCCACCTATCCATATTTTCTTCACCTTTACTCTGAGAATAGTATTTGTTTCCGTTTCGTTCGTGTAAATCGGCAAATATTTTACTTATACTTGCACCGTAGATTACTGTGGATCGAGCTTGCATGAATGTATGTTTAAAAGCATCTGCTTCATTATTCCAAGTTGAATGTTCACCGGAACCAATATTAAATCCATATTTGTTTTGATATTCCAATGTTTTACTAAACATATCTTCTTTAAATTTTTTAAATTGTGGAAGAACTTCAATTAAATACAATAAGTCGTTGTCCTTATTCATTATTACCTCCTTTTATGTTAAACTTTTTACTATGAACAAGTTTTTATTAAGTAAATTTTATATAACAAATGTATTGTCATATTTTTCATTATTAGGAAATTTCATATATATATTTGCATTTATAATCGTTAGGAATAAGACGTTAAATTTTTGTATTGATGATTTCTCTTGCACTTTAATGCAATATACTTCATTTTCATTCAATTATTATTTTGTTTTTTGTATTTTACTGTTAGTTTTGATTGTAGGAACTCTAACAGAATTTCTATTAAGAAGATTTAAAGTTATTAAATCTGTTTTAGCGATACAAACAAATTTATTTAAAAAATTTATTTATATTTTTTCTTTCATTTTTATTCCTATCAGTTTTGCATATTTAGTTTTTATATTCTTTTTCATTTACGCAATGTTTTATATTGACTAAATCCAAATAGTATGTATATTTTCTAAAACATGTATTAGTTATTCCACGTACTATCTCAAAGCCATATATTTTTTGATATTTTTTAGTTTTTGCATAGATTTCATTGTTATATTGTTTTATAAAATTGTCATTATTACTCATATTTATATACTTTCTTTGTGTTATATTGTACTTATGAAACTTGAAGATTTTTCATCTTTAAAAATATTTTCGTTATTAGGTAATTTATATTTACTATTCTGTATTTTGATAATGGCAGAATTCTTTGTAATAAGTAAATTTGAAAATATTTTTGATTACATTAAGTTATTTCATTTTGAGTTTATATATCTATCTTTAGATAAACAGTTCTAAATTTTATTAAAATTTGATGTAAATACCATTATTATAATCACTATATAACCTAAAAGTATTGCCGTTACAGAAAATATACATGTATATTTGTTTATCATCATATTTAACAATTTCAGTATAAAATGATTTTCCTTAAATTTATCTTTTATATACCAATACAAAAATAAAAATATATAACTGCCTAATATACCAATAAATAATGACGATACTACGTTTGCCAACACAATTTTAAAATTTGTTATTTTTATATCAAATAACAATAAATTTAAAATTTCTGAAAATAAAGTTATTATTGACACAGCTATTATTTTTGTTGAATTTGACAGTTTTAATTTATTAATCAAATTTTTAGATAAACTAATTTGTGATTTCTTAAATATATAATTATAAATAACAGGTAATATAGTATTTCTTCCAATTGAAATCAATATTATGTAGAAAAAAGTTAACCAACATAAAAAATCATTTTCTGACATTGAAATTATCACTAACAACATTATATAGAAAGTTAACATAACAGATGTATCTGCTAAAATATTAGATACTAATATTAGTATAATGTCTTTAAATTTTTTCATGATAAGATTATAACTTAAATTTTATCGGTATCAATAAATAATAGTTTTTTATTACATTTGTTTCTTGTAAACCGTATGCAAAATTATTATATATCGCTGTTTTGAAATTTTTACTACTAAATTCTTCTTTCATAAAATCAAAATCATATTTATCAAACAATAATCCACTAAAGTTACCATTTTTGTCTATTGTCGGATTTAATATAGTGCCGTGCCCTATTGAATAATGTAAATTTTTATCTTCTGTTAATTCTATACCTATTTGGTCATTATTATCTATATTTTTATGTTTTTGACAATAATCTTTAACTTGTTTTTGTAATTGAGGAGAATTTGATAAATTTTTACTTAATCTGCTATCTTCTGAAAATCTCACACCTCCCAATTTATTATCTATTTTTAACGATAATGAATTATTTATTCTTAATGCATTATTTATACTTTTTGTTTTATTGCTCGGTATTATTGTATATTTGTCATTTTTTGGAGCATTATACAAGCCTAAAATAGAAATATCCATGAGTTCTTTTGCATCAGGACGATTTTTATTTATCTTTGCATTAAAATCTAACAAAGAATTTTTAAATTCTGATTGCTTTGATGTATTTTTATTATTATAACTAAAATTATTTGTTAGATTTTTGTCAGGTTTGGAGCGGTAATGAGCTTTAACATGAGTTCCGTCATCTTTTGTATAGGCTTTCACATACACAACATTCTCACTGTTCATCAACTCTTTATTGGTTGGAATACCTATATTTGTCAGTTGATAGTTTATTGCTTTTTCGTTATTTTTATATTCTGTATTTGTCATTTTTGCAATATTTCCCGCGAAAAAATTCTTTCATCACCGGATATTGCATTGAAATAATTCTTAAATTTGGGCATTAGTTTTTCCTTTCTCTATTTCTTTATTACCGAATAAATCAGAATATCCTGCGGTTTACCATTTTTCATAGTTTCTGATTTTAATTCAGCTTCGAAACTCATGCCAGCAGCACGCAAAATTGATGCCGTTCTAACGTTTTCTTTAAAAACTTTTGCTTTTAGCTTTTTAAAACCATATTTTTTAAAACAATATCTTATAAATTTTTTGGCTGCCTTTTTAGTAAAATCCCCCCAAAATTCAGGTTTAAAGCAAGTAGTAATCTCGGCAGAATGTAATTTATTTCCGTTACCGATTATATTTTCCAAAAATACAAAACCTGCAAATTCTTCTCCTTTCAAAATAACCCAAAAAAACGGGAAATTTGTTTCCGCAATATTTATTATTTCATCAAGTAAGTTTTCATCCGAATAATCATCGCTCAAATATTTATTATACTTTTTATACAAAAAATATATATCTTCCAAGAAATTTATATTTCTGTATATTTGTTTCACTCTGTCTACTTTTATTTTTACAAATTTAATCATTTCTTGACTTTTTCCTTTGTAACTTATAAAATTAACTAATAAAACAGGAGGGTATATGACCAACGAAGATTTGATATTGGAACAATATAAACTTTATTCTGACGCTAAAGAACGCTTTATTGAAAGAACATTTATGACAAATAAGTTCTATATGGTTCTTGTAATAGCACTTATGCTGCTTGTTTTTATGTCCAACGGTCTTGCGTTTGGCAAATTAACCGCACCTGCTCTGTTTTCAATTGTCGGCATTATTTGCTGCTCTTTATGGTGGCTGAATATGGATTCTTACAATTGCCTTATTAAAATAAAATTTTCTAAAGTTCTTGAAGAACTGGAAAAACAACTGCCAACACAGCCTTATGCCATGGAATATAAAGCCCTAAAAGACTACAGAAACAACAAAAAAAGTTTCGTTTTTAGTGATATTCAAAAAGTTTTTGCTGTATTTAGTTTTTTGGCTTTCTTCGTACTTCTTATGATTGAAGTTATTCCAAAATTCATCAACTGCGGACTATAACATCCGCGTATTCAAATTTAATAAACGCATTATCTGTCGAAAAAACTTCAATTTTACCTTCAAGAATTTTCTCTCTTGAATCAACATCAAGACCAAACAGTGCTTCTGCTTGTATTCCGTTGATAAAACTTATCGTATTGTTTGTTTTATTAAATTTTTTGAAAACAGCATTTTTACTGAAAATATACTCTTTCGGCACCTGTTTTATATCAACAATACGCTTTCTTTCAAATTTTGTTGATACTTTTTTAAAAGCAGCTTTTATTTCTTCTTTCATTTTAAGTTTAATTAATTCATCTATTGTCTTTCCTGACAACAATGCATCTTCTATCATTTTCTTTTTATTATTCATAATTTCTCCTTATATTTTTTTATCGTTAAGATTGCTTATCGTAATTATTTTTGCCTCTTTGTAAGAATTGTCTTCATCTTTTTGAAACAAATATTTGCAAAGACTGTCCAACGCTTTAAGCGCGGCTGAGGTATCCCGCAGTTTTATTTTTCCCGTAGGATTGCCTTCTTTGTCCAAAATATCTTCTTCTTCAAGTGAAAATTCCGCAATTTGCAGAAGCTTTTTAACAACATATCCGCGATGAACGCGTAATGTCTGAATTTGATTATTTAACTGTCTGTTCAATTCGCGAATAATTACATCTTTTGACAACAAATTTTCTGCGGTATTTTTCAAATTTTTATCTTTATAACCTGCATTCTGTGCTGCAATTTCGCCGTCAAGATTTTTTAAATATTCCGAAACGAATTTTTTTTGTTGTGGGGTAATTTTATCCATTTGTTAAGAAACCTTAATATATTTGCCATCAAATTAAACATAGAATATTATAAATATGCTATTTATATTTCGGCTAGTGTAAAATCTTATTAGTAGGCAGAACTTTTTGTTTTAGCCTATTTTTTTGTCTAATCTCTTTTTATTACAATAACCGGACTTTGTTGAACATCTGTACAAAGTTTTGCACGCATTGTTGCAAGATTTTCTTTGTACATGCTCATCCAGTATGAAAATTTTCCGTATTGCGGATTTGCTTTCATTTTCATACAGGTGCCGTAAACCAAAAGCGGCTCGACAAATGGTGCAGGAATTAAAGATTCATCCATTTCTTCTTCAAATCTTGCTTTTTCATTACCGTCTTTATCTTTAACAAAGTTATTAGAATAATATACAATATCTATTGTTTTATTTTTAGAATGTTTTGGCACTAAAAGAACATCATTAAGCTCGCTATAAACATCGGAACATTTTCCGTCATTCAACAAAAACCTTTCAAAATCCGAAGTATAATATAACTTTTTATTATCAATACTTAAAGTATGAATTTTGCCGTTTACGGTATTCAAAACTTCTGAGGTATTTTGGGGTAAATTCAGAGTTTGTTTTTTTAGTAAAAAATTCCAATTATCAAATGTACAGATTTCGGAATTTATGATGTTTAGTATATTTTTTATTTTCAAATGGTCATTTTTAACTAATTCCGCAAATTTATTTACCTTTGCATAGTTAAGTTCAACAAGACATTTGTTTATTATTTCCAAGTAATTCATTTTTATCTCCTTTTTTGTTTCAGGCGCAGAAAGTGATAAATCACATTCTGCGCCAAAAACTGTGCTACTTAATAAGTCCTTTTTTTAGCTGTTGCATAATAAGACTTTCATTTTTCAAAAATTCTGCACTCGACATTTTACCGATTTGCTCACGCGTAAAAGGAAGTTCATTTTTTCCGTCATTTTTTGATTTTTGAGCATTTGCCTGTAAGCGCTGCTTTGCGGCGGAATTGGATTTTTCCAAATTTTCTTCGTGGGCTGCTTTTTTTAAGTATCTTTCTATTGCCGATTTTTCAACTTGTTCAACAATTTTTGAGATTTTAAAAAGCTCATCTTTATCAAACTGAATTTCATCCGATTTAAGGTAGTTCAAAATTTCCGAACGACCTTCACAAGAGAAAAATTCCGGTTTTTCTTTTTCAAATTCTTTAAAGGCTGCATTTTTATCAAAAATTAATTCGGGTTTTTCTTCCGACATTGGTTGTACATTTTCATCAAGCGCCGTCCTGATTATATGGTTCAATAAATTTTGTCCTTGCTGTTGGTTGATTAACCCTGAATTGAAAAGAAGACGAAGATTATCTACATCTGCTTTTAAATTACTTCTTAACTTTTGTTTTTGCTCATTTTTATCGATTTTTGTATCAAGTTTTTCTTCGATTTGCGCCTTAATATCTGATTTTGAATTTTCTTTTACCTCTTGTACATCGTTTATTTGTTCGGTTTGTTCGGTCAAAGATGTTGTTTCTTTTATTTCTTCTAACATTTTATTCCTCATTTCTTACTTTGTGCATATAAACTACGGCAGTTTCAATTGCCTCATCAATGAAGCTTGAAAACAGCAAAATAACAAACGGTTTAAGCATTGGCGGTAAAACCAATTTACCGACCACATAAGCTATCGCCTCTTTCTTTTTTGCTTGTCCGGAACTTGTTGTTAAGGCATTTTCTGCATAATTTACAGCGGAATAAGCCAATTCTTTAATGTTGTTTTTAAAGTTTTTAAACATTTTTCCTCCTTAGAAAAAACAGCGCAGCACAAAGCTGCGCTGTAGGGTAATGTATTTTTTCGGGTAGTTCAAGCTTATAATTTTGAACTAAACATTTTCGTTTTCAGTATCATTTTCGTTTTCAGTATCATTTTCGTTTTCAGTGTTGTTTTCATTTTCAGGTTCAGGAGAAACTGCCGTATAAGTAGGATCTGTTACAACCATTTTTGCAAGAGCCTTTGGTTGAACAGTTTTTGCGCCGTATAGATATAAGCCTCTAACCAAATCCGCAAAAGAATCTTTATCTCTTAAACTTTCAATTCTTGCTAATTGTGAAGCGAATGTAATTGCATCATTTGTTCCTGCAAGAACGTAGAACAAACCTGAAGTTGAAGTAAGATTTGTGCTTACAAGAACATCCATACCAGCTATTCTGCCAATTGCACCTTCTCTTATTGTTTCATCCGCAACTTTATGAGCGCCAATAAATTCGGTACTTTGTAATAAGTACGATTCGATTGTGGGATTAATAATAACCCAAGGTTTTTTGTTGCCTGTAAGAGCGTTTGCATTTTTCAATTTCATTGCAAGTTCAACAAATTGTGCATAGATTGTTGATTTGTTTAAAACAACTGCTTCTTCTTCAGAACCTACAGTATTTTCTTCTTCAACATCCGTGTGCATACCAAGCAGGAATGAGTCTTGAACTTCTTCAATTGCGCGTCTTGCACTTTCTAAATGAGCACACATAATATCTTGATTAGCTTGCGCTTGAGCCACATCGTTAATTTTGAATGCAAAATATTTCTTTTGGTCGATAGTTAAATCCATGGATGTCGGAGATAATTCACTGTATGAAATATTTTCGGAACCGACTGTTGAAATTGTAACATCCGCAGGTGTAATAATTCTCACTTTATCACCCTGATTTTGAATATCACCTTCATAATTACGGTTAACACATTGCATCATTACGCAATTTTTTTCTAACATTGTGTTTAATTTTTTACTCCAAATTTCAGGAATAAACGCAGAATAAGCGTTTGTTGCTTCTGATGTAGTTGCTGGAGTTGTTGCTGCTGATTGATTTTCTGTCATTTCTTTTTTCCTTTCTTTTTTTGTATGACTTTTGAGGATAACTAATCCTCGTTGTAAACTTCTTTAAATTGAATACCTATAATTGCGGCATTGCTGTCTTCTTCATTGCCTTCCACACAAATTTGAACAGAATAATTAGCTTCTGAGATTTCGGCTTTATAAAGACTTTCAGTGTCCAAAGCCCATACTGCTTCATTTTCATTATCCGCCCACACATCGTTGTATGAAAAATCGGTGTTATCCTTTGTCCAGACAAGATTTTTAGAATTATTTGAATAAATCTTTTCGACATCATCTTTACTTTCGCTGTCAAAGTTTTTGAATACCGAGAATTGGAAATTATTATCTTGAGCTTCATCCAAAACAAAATAAAACTCATCTATTGTTTTTCTTATGGTTGAATTGCCAAGTCCTAAAAACGGAGATTTCCACATAAATTCAATAGGTTCACCGTCAAAAAAGTTGGTTATATCTTCTTTATAAATTTTTCCGTACCTGTCAGCGGTCAGAATATAATTTTTATATACACAAGCGGCTGTTATATCCTGTGGTACCACTCGTTTATACCAGGCTTGATTAACAATATCATTTATCCAAATTGTATGAAAATAGCTGTCATTGTTATAAGGTATGAAATACCAGATTTGATTTTTTGCCTCATAATTTAAGGCAAAAACCTCTTTTCTCCTTTGATAATCAAACTTTTTGAATTCTTCTTTTATATTTTCAGTTACCTCGCTGCCAAGCAAAATTTGATTTAATGTACCTACTTCGAGAGTATAAATTCCGGAATTATAAAAATACTGTTTGTTATTAACGGTAATTACACCATTTTTAGAATATGCACCTTTATCTGCAAACGGAATTATTGAAAAATCTTCAGGATTTGAACCGCCAAGTAAAAATACTCCTTTTTCTTTGTATATGGCAAGATAATCTTTATAAACCTTCAGTGATGTTATATCATCCGTATCCGTATAAAAATTATTAATATATCCTGCGTCGTTTTCAGTTGAAAAATCATCATATCTTCCGAGGGCAGAAAAATATAAAGTAGCCCCTTCCGCTGCCCATATTCTGCCCTTGTAAACAGCAACAACCGTTGCATAAACAGGAGTGTCATCATCTTTTTTTAAATTACAATCTACAATATCATTATTGTCATTGTTCGTAATGTAAAACATTTCATCACATTCGCTTGATACGATTGTACCGTTCAAAAAGTTCGTAAAAACAGGATGAATTGATAATATAGTTTTATCAAGTTTTACAAGAGATGAGTTTTCTTTGTATATATACAAATTTCCTAAATTTGTTGCAATAAGCAATTTATATTCCGAACCTGCTTTCATTTCATGGATTGCGGTTATTGCTTCTTCTTCAGGCAATTGAAAAAATAAAGCATTACCCTTTTGTCTGATAATGCCTTTGTTTTGATAAATTTCAATATTTTGTGAATCCGACCAGTAAATCGTCTTTGTATTTAATCCCAATTCTGTCTTTGTTGATGCCTGATTTATGCCGCCTGACAGATTGTAGTAAAAATTTTCCATTTTTTTCTCCTATTATTTTTGCGAATACCATTTAACTTTTGATCGAATGAAATTACCGACATCATTCGCTTCTACCCACGAGTATGGCGGAATAAAAGTTATGTCTATTTTTCCGGCACTCGTTGTATTCGGATGAGATTTTCCAAACTCGTAATGCGTAAGCACGGTATTTGGAGAAACAGAGATATTAAATTCCTTTGCAAGTTTTGCACAAAGTTGCATTGCAGCTTCAAATTGGATTTTTGTAATAGGGTAATTTCCTAAACAATTTTTATTTTTAAAACCGAGCATTCCGCAAAGTGCAACACCAATAGAACCCGTATTTCCGCCTCCGGTATGAGCCGCATACATTCCGTCTTTGCAAACCTCATTGGCTTGCGGTTTAAATTTGCCTTCGTAAATTCTACCTAAATTGTCGACAAGATAATGATAACACTCCTTGTCGTGCAAATTGGGAACAGCTCCGCCTGCTGTCCAGTGAATAATAATTCTTTTCATAATCGTTCCTTTATTTTGCGTTTTCGTATTCTCTTATATATATTGCAACCAATGCCAATCTATTTCTTGCTCTTAACTTGAACATTAAACGTTCAACATAAGTATCTACCGTTCTCGGAGAAATATTTATTTCATCTGAAATTTCCTTATTTCCGTATCCTAGACACAGCAGCTCGGCTACTTCTTTTTCTCGTTTGCTTAATACCATTTATACTTCCTTAAAATATTTACTAATTATATATATGCTACATGGTAAATGCAAAAAAAATTTTATATATACTCTTTTTTCAAAAAAATCAAAAATTATTTTCAAATAATCCTAATTTCATGGAACTGAGATTTGAATAACATTTTCTTTTATGTCCGTATTCGTTATAATTCAAATAAAATTTGCTTTTTGAAGCAATACAGGCATTTTCATAATTGAAAATTTCTTTAACAATATCTTTTTTATATTTTTCAAAAAAAGCTTTAGCCTTTTTATTATTTATTCTGTAAATGCTTATTTCATTTTTGAAATCTGTTCTTGTAAGCTGTAAAATTGTATGCCCACATACTGGACAACATTCAAGATAATCCAATTCTTTATATTTAAAATTTTCATCCGATTTAAGTTCAAAAGTTCTGCACCTTTGCAGTCCTCCACAACACTGAATATATCCCATTTCTATTTTCTCCCTAAAAAGACAATATTGTCCTTCATTAATTTGAAAAACGACTTTACCGGCGCGGGTGTGAGCCTTATTCAA